CCCCGGCGTGAACAAATCCATCTACTGGCATAGCTAGATATTCAGATAGTTGGATAGTTGGATAGTTGGATAGTTGGATAGCTGAATAGATGTATACATGAGTATCTTGATATGTTAATATCTGTATATGTGTATAGTCAGATGTCTTTCCCTTGGCTACTTTGGCAGACTACCGTAGGTAACGTAGATAACGAAGCCACCACTGGGGCGAAGCCCCCCCCCCGTACCCCAGGCGGCCCCGGGAGAGCGTGAAGTGGAACGTCTTGGATACTCGAGGAATTTTTTAAAGTAAAGAAAGTGGGGTTTGGGAAAGAGGGTGTTTGGACATTAGGGGACATGGAGGGACAAAAGGGGACAAAACAGGGCAAATGGGTGAACTGAGTTTTCGGTATTGGGAATTTGGTGAACAAAAAGAATGGAGTGAAACGAGTTTCCGGTAACGGTCCTTCGGACCAAAACCCAATAAAATCAACTCTTTACATAGCCATGTGTTAAAAACTTTAACAGTATTGGCACTGGCAATGGCAACGGTAACGGTAATAAACCTTCTAAAATATATTGAGCCCTTCCCCAGCCGTCAAATACACATTGTGTATTTACCAAAATGCCCCCCCCCATTCAGCTGTCACACTGGTATCTACTATGTATTATATATATATAGTATATATATTTATAAAGAAAAGAAAAAGCAGTGAACAGAGTGAAGACCCGGAACGACAAATACACAGGCTGGAAGGAAGGGAGAAGGGAGTGATCCTTGGACCCAATATATTTTAAGGGGAAAGTTGCCGTTGCCGTTACCAATGCCGTTTCCGGTACCGATACCAACAACCCCGCAAAGCATTGATTTCATTACGTTTTCGATGGAAATGTTACCAGGTTTATTGGATTCACTGGGTTCACTAAATTCCCATTGCCGTTGCCAATGCCATTGCCAACACCAACAACCCATCTACCTCCTTCCAACCATCTTCATAACCCCATTTACAACTCTCTAAAACTCCCTTTTTAATAAAGGAAGAAAAGAAAGGAGGAAGTTAAAATGGAAAAGGAAAAACCAGAAACCTCTATTCCACCTCAGAAATGTCAAACCTGCGAATTCCATTCCGATCTTGTAGATCGCCTCCTTCTTCGAGAAACAGATTTCACCTGGCTTCTTCGAATCTTAAAATGGGTTGTCTATGTCCTAACTGCCGTTGTCCTTTCCAACATTGGAACTTGTTCCACTTTTATTTATAAAACTGGAGAAATGTCAAAGGCCCTGGATGGGATAAGGCAACTCCAAGAAGATTGCGATTCTCTTAAGAAAGAAACTTCTTACATAAGACGTTTCCTCCATACCCATGGACCTTCGATTCAAAGGGATGATAAATAAGGAGGGCTTTAAAATGCAGACAAACGAAGAGAAAAGAAAACACCTTTGTTGTCTTCATTCAATTCCCTTTCCATTTCCTTCGGAAAACTGTATCCCTTCTGAATGTTCTTTTATTTGTCTTAAAACCTACTGTCTTACCTTCCCAAGCACTTGCATAAACTGCCCTTCTTTTTCTGAAAGAAACTCCAGTGGCTCTTAAAAGAGACCTAGACATCGAAGTCCTCTATGATCTTTCTGAAAGAGGTCTTTCGAAGAAAGAAATGGCTTCTGAACTTGGAATATCCACAGAGACCCTTTCGAAGAGGATGTCTGACATCCGTTCGAAACAGGGTCTTTTGATGGAATATCGCGCTATTCAAAGTCTCCAACTAACTGAACTTCAAGCCCGTGTTCTTGAAGCAATAACGCCAGAGAAAATCCAGGAAGCTCCCCTTGGGGAGTTGGTTAAAGCCTATAAGATTCTAAAAGACCACGAACTTACCCTAGAGGGAAAACCAAAAGAACTCAAAGGTCTTGTTGGTTACCTCATTCAAATAGAAAAAGAAGAAGCTGCTTGCAAAGGCATCCTCCCTCCACTTCCTTCGGAAGAGGCGGAGTTTACTGAAATCACTCCAATAGAAGAAGAAATCTTCTCTGAAGGAGAAGAAGAGGAAAAATCTCCTCTCGCTTCTCCGTCTGACTGGATTCCTAACCTTTAGTTTTTTTTCTAAAAGAGGTACTTTAAATGCCAACTGAATACGTCCTCATAACAACAACAACGGGAAATACTCCAATCTCTGAAGCAAACATTGTCCAGCGTCCTCTTTCTCTTTCTGAGTTTACTTCCCTTCTTTCTGGGCAATACGCTCCCGCAGGTATTTATCTTTCTCTCCCCCTTTCCACTCCCGCCCCTGTAAACGCCATTGCTGCTTCTAAGATCCTTACTGTTTCTGGGAATCCCACAGATAAAGAAACCGTTACCATTGGAGCAAAAACATATCGTTTCCGCACTGCTATCGGTGCTGCTGTTGCTGCAACTGGAGTTCTCACTTTCACCGGGCTTCCGTCTGCGGAGCAAACCGTCGTCCTCGGTTCAAAAACCTACCGTTGGACTTCCGCTATCGGCGCTGGAACAACTGCATCGAAACAAGTTACCTTCTCTGACGTTGCTGTAAACGCAGAGACTATTACAATTGCAGGGCGTACGTATACTTGGAAAACCAATCTCACCGAAGCAAAAGCCACTTCTACTCTTACCATCTCAACCAACTTCACTGATGGAAATTCCGTTACCATCGGTTCAACTGTCTATACATTCAAAGAAACCCTTTCTTCCGCATTCCAAGTTCTTATCGGAGTTTCTGCTTCTGCTACACTGGATAACCTCATCGCTGCAATAACTGGAGCAGCTGGGGAAGGTTCCACTTATGGAACTGGAACAACCGCCCATCCAACTGTTACCGCAGTCGCTGGAGCTGGTGACACTATGGACGTCACTGCTCTTTCCATTGGAACCGCGGGAAACTCCATAGCAACAACCGAGCTATCTGGCGTAGCCAGTTGGACTGCAGGAACTATGTCCGGCGGTCTTAACGCCGTTGTGGATGAGATCAAGGTTTCAGCTTCGGTGTCTGAATGTATTGACTACCTTCAAGAAGCAATCACCCATTGGGGTGCAGCAGAAGGTCTTCATTATTCGACCGGAACTGTCGTTAATGCAACTTGTAGTGCGACAAAAGATGATGTAAGCCACATTACTATTAATGCTAAAGTAATCGGTTATGCCGGAAATGTTATTACCATTTCTGAGACCATGACTAACGCCGCCTTTGCCGGAGGCGCTACTGCCCTTTCTGGTGGCGTAGACGCTGAAGCTGCTAACGATGTTCTTATTGCAGGAACTGCAGAAGGCTGCATCGACAACCTTGTTGCTGCAATAAACGCCGCCGCAGGCGCAGGAACAACCTACGGAACCGGAACAACTGCAAACACTCTTGCCTCAGCTGCAAAAACTGCTGCAGATACACTAACTGCAACCGCAGTCACCGCAGGCGACGCCGGGGACGACATTGTAACAACCGAAACTTCAAGCAATGCAAGTTGGGCAGACACAACAATGGATGGTGGAATCGACGTTGCTGTTGCAAACGACGTTCTTATCGGCGTGAACGCCGAAGCTTCCATAGATAACCTTGTCCTTGCAGTAACTGCAGGCGCCGGGGCCGGGACTAACTACGCCACGGGAACAACTGCAAATGCAACAGTTACTGGAGTAAAATCCGCCGCGAATACCTTTACTGCAACCGCACTTACAAAGGGCGTTTCTGGAAACTCTATCGCCATCGCAGAAGCCTGTGCTAACTCCAGTTGGGCCGGTGGTGCTGTTATCCTCTCCGGAGGAGTAGACGGTACCGTAGGTACCCAAGATGAAATCCGCCGAGACACCTCCTACCTCTACATCTGCATCGCTGTAAACACTATTGCAGATGCTAACTGGAGACGTGTTTCCCTTGGAGCGGCTTTCTAAAAACAAATACACATTGTGTATTTACTAAAATCGGAGCTATTAAAATGCCAAGAGAAAAGAAAAATTTCGCTACTCTCAAGGAAAGTGACCTTTCTTCCCTTGCTTCCTCTGCTATGCAGGGAGGAGAGAGACCTTCTTCTGCAAACCCAGGCCCCACTCCAAGAAAGGGCCTCTCCCTCAGAACAATGAATGAAATGATGTCTGATATGTCCGACCTTTCTGAAGAAGACTTTTCCAAGAAGTACGGAAGAAAGCGTTCTGACATGCTAAAGTGGAGCTACTAGGAGCTTTCTATGTCTGTTGCCCTGCAAAAGCTAAAAGAATGGCGCTCTTCCCCTCTTGTCTTTGTAAAAGACTGCATCCAAGTTACCCCCTCAAAGCAGCAGACAGAACTCCTTCTTTCCTTTGCGAAAGAAAAACGTATCTCCATTCGTTCTGGCCACGGAACTGGGAAAGATGCCGGGGCTGCTTGGTGCATCCTTTGGTTCCTTACAACACGCCCGTATGCAAAGGTAGTCTGCACAGCCCCAACCGCAAGACAGCTTTCCGACATCCTCTGGAGCGAGATCTCAAAGTGGCTTAGGAAAAGCATCCTAGCTGACGAATTTGTAATCCAGAAAGACAAAATCTTTCACAAAGAGTCAAAAGAAGAATGGTGGGCTCGGGCTGTTTCTACTTCTGTAAAAGCATCCTCTGAGGATCAAGCAGAAACCCTTGCTGGCTTCCACGGAGACCACCTCCTTATCATAGTAGATGAAGCTTCCGGTGTTCCTGATCCTGTCTTCGTTCCTCTTGAAGGCGCTTTAACCCAAGAAGACAACCGCGTTCTTCTCATAGGAAACATGACTCGGAACCAGGGTTACTTCTACGACACTCACTACCATTCTGAAATAAGAAAGAATTGGTTTAAGCTTCACTGGGACAGCCGCGAAAGCGAAAATGTCACAAAAGAAATGATAGAATACTTCGCTATCAAATACGGAATCGATTCAAACATCTTTCGTATTCGCGTTGCTGGAGATCCTCCTCTTGAAAGCGAAGATACTCTCATTTCTCTTTCCTGGGCACTACAGTGCATTGGAAACGAAGTTTTCATTCCAGAAGACGAACCTCTTTACCTCGGCGTTGATGTTGCCCGATTTGGAAGTGACAAGTCCATTATCCTCCCCAGGAAGGGTCTTCGCATCTTCCCTTGGGAAGAGCACTCTGGTATGGACACCATGTTTATAGCTGACCGTGCCCTCCTAGCTTTCCACGATTTAGACGCCAGTGGAATGGCCGTGGACGAGATTGGTGTCGGCGCCGGTGTCATAGACAACATCCACCGCGCTTCCCAAATGCAACGCTGCGCTTTTGGAATAAACGTTGCAACTCCTGCTATGGAACCAAAACGTTTCCATCGCCTCCGTGATGAACTCTGGTGGATGGTTCGAGAACGTTGTGCCCGTGCAGAATACTCCTTTCCTGACATCGAAGTCCCTGGTCCTGGAGGTTATAAAATCAACCTCGGAAATGAACTTGCAAATGAACTTTCCACTCCAAAATACAAACTCCGTGAAGAAGATGGAACTATCCTTGTAGAGTCTAAAAGAGAAATGAAAGCTCGTGGTCACGAAAGCCCTAATATCGCCGACGCCCTTTGCCTTACAGAATATTTTAGCTCCATTGCATATAGCTGCTTTGGGACGAAGCAACTTGAAAAAATCGCCCAGGCGCGCTTAAAGAAACAGAAGTTCTTTAAAGATCTCCAAAAGAACACTCCCCGAAGGGGAGGCTGGATGTGCTCCTAGCCAACAAATACACATTGTGTATTTATCCAATATCCCACATGCTTTTATTGGAGTAACCTAAATGCCATCTGAATACCTACAGAACACATGGAGTGAGATTCCTCCCGGCATCGGGAAGCTCCTAAAGCAACTTCGGGATAGTGAGAATTCTCTTTCAGAGAGAACCTGGAGAGAAACTGCCCTGGAAGACTACAAGTTCTACGCTGGTGACCAGGACTATGACTACGTTATTCAGAAACTTGAATCTCAATCTAGACCAACTTCTGTCTTCAATGAAGTTAAACCTAAGATAGATATGCTCATTGGCCTCGCCGCCCAGGGAAAGCACGATACTACCCTCGTTCCCGTTTCCAGGGAAGATGAACCCCTTTCTGAATTAATGTCCGGTGTTCTAAAGCACTACAGAAACAAGCTTTCCCTTACTAGAAAAGAACTTGATTGCTTTGAGCATACTGTAAAATCCGGAAGAAGTCTTCTTCACTTCCACGTAGACACTTCGAATCCCTTTAAACCGGAAATAAAAGCCCAAAGAGTTCGTGGATATAACTACTTCGGCGATCCGAATAGAAAAGAATACGATCTTTCCGACTCTCGCTATCTCTTCATAGAAAACTGGCTTCCTGAAGAAGAACTAAAAGTCCACTTTCCCTCCATCGATATCTTTCACCTCCAGCAATTCGGCGCTCGTTATGCTGATCTTCCTCAGTTCTTTAATGAAGCCAACGATCTTTACCGCATTATAGAAGCATGGTACTACAAGTATGAATCCGTTATTTACTTCATCAACCCTATGACACAAAAAGTCGAAGATGCCTCTCCAGGAGATTTCAAAAAAATCCTTTCTGCATTTGCGGAGGGGATTCCTTCTCCCACTGGAGAGACACTTCGCTTTAATCCAGACCAAATTCAACAAGCAAAAGGGGTTAAAAAAGTCCCTTACTATACTATCTTTTCTGGAATGCAAATAATTGAAGAAGGGAAAAGTCAACTCAATTGGCCTTCTTTCCCCTGTGTTGAATTCGGCGCCTATAGAAACGAAGATACAAACGCTTGGTTCTCTGCTGTTACTATGATGAAAGACAGCCAGCGTTGCATTAACACAATGCGTCGGCAACTCGATCACCTTCTTCAGACACTTCCAAAAGGAATCCTAGTTCATGAAGCTGGAGCCATCCTCAACATAGAAGAATATGAAGAACACTCCTCTGAACCAAACTTCCACCTCGAACTTTCCAAGGGTTCCATAGATCGTTATCGCTTTGAAACTCAGCCACAAATCTCTCCCATCTATGGAGAGTTAAACCTAATCTACAGACAGGCAATGAAAGATGCTTCTGGAATCCAAGATCCCCTTATGGGGATTCAGAAAACTGGCCGCGAAGCCGGGGTCACGGAACGTATGCGGCAGGAAACTGG